TATAACCAAGAGTCTGGTACAGATGCAGCAGGTTCTGCAATCACAGCTTTTGTAGAAACAGGTTTCTTTAATGGTGATGCAAATGGTGACAGTGTTTACTTTATGAATAGAGTTATACCCGATGTAACATACAGCGCAGGTAATAGTGTAAAGTTTACTTTAAAAACAAAAATATATCCACAAGATTCTGAAATAACTAAAGGACCTTTTACTGTAAGCAATACAGCAAACAAGTTAGATTTAAGAGCAAGGGGAAGATCTTTTCAAGCTAGATATGAATCAGATGCCACAGGTGTATCATGGCGACTAGGTACATGGAGAGCAGAAGGCAGAGCAGACGGAGCTAGATAATGTCACTATACAGTAACCCAGCATACCCAGAACCTTCTTATAAAGAAAGAGCAGAAGGTAAGATAGATGTGAGAACATTTGACACATTGATACAAGTTTTAAAATTAAAAGATTATGCAGAAGAAAGTCCTCCTGTTAAGATTGCAGATCAAACGGAGCAAACTTCTATGAGTTGGTTTTTAAGTTAATGGCTATAGAATATAAAAGTAAAAAAGTAGATTTAACTACGACAAACAATACGACTATATACACATGTCCAGCAGAGACTAAGACTATTATTAAATCAATATTAATATCTGATGACTCTGGTTCAGGTGACACAGCAACTTTAACAATCACAGACGCTAGCTCTGCTGTATTTAGATTGAAGAAAGAAGCTGTGAGTGGTGACGCGACAGACGAGATCTTAACTAATCCGTTAGTCATGGAAGCTACAGAAATACTAAAAGCCCAAGCTGTAACAGCAGGCAGGCTACATGTGATAGTAAGTTTAATGGAGGTAACAAGTGATACAAATAACCCGCTATAATTTTGCGCGTGCCCCCCTTGTCAGAAAGGTACAAAAAAGGTATAATATTTAAATGCAAGTTGCAGGTCCAGTTCAATCAGGTGATATGGTGGTTAGGTCAGGTCAAGCTTCGCCAGGAATTACAGCACTTCTAGCAAAAGAATCTAGAAAACAGCGAGGCATATTTCAACTACCCCCTACAGAAGAACCACAAAAAGATTTTTATAATATGGCATTATCTAATGTACAAAACGAATTAAGAGGTGCGGCACAAACAGTTAATGCTATGGCACCAGAAGGTGAATCATTAGCTTATATTAACCCACAAGAAGCAGGCATACTTAAACTACTAGGTGGTTCAGGAGAGCCACAACCTGTAACAGGCATTCCATCATTTGCTCCTCCTGGTCGTGGAAATACGACAAGAAATAAAGATTTTACAGGATCATACAGTCGACCAAAACCTAGCGGTGGCGGTGGAGGCGGTGGTAATAAGAATAAAGTAAATACAGATGTGCTCAGAGATTTAGAAGATGCCATGGCTGCTAAAGAAAAAGAAACTGGTGTCAAGATGGCTCCGCGAATCACAGAACCATCCGCGCCAAAACAAGATAAAGATAAAAAAGAAGAAAAAAGCTTTTTAGAAAAATTATTTGGTGGTAATGATGAAGTTAAAGCAATTCAAGCTGAGGTAGATGCAAAAATTGCGGAAGTAAAAAATGACCCTAACTTAACTAATTACCAAAAAAATCAATTAATAGATCAACTTAAATTTGCTAAGAGCCCTGAAGGTAGACGAACAGGTTATAGCATGGGTGAGTTATCCAAAATGATAATGTCTGGTGTTGATCAAAAAAGATTAGGAAGTATTAGACTAGGTGGTAATGACGCTAAACAATTATTAAATGCAGGAATTATCTCACAAGAAAATTATGATGAAGCTTTGGGTCTTATTGAAAAGTATGGTCGTGGTGTAGTATTTGATCCTGTTAAAAAAGTTTTAAGAACCGCTCCTCCAACAGGAAAAGAATTTATAGGTGACATAGCTAGAGGTGCAGGAAGTATGCTAGAAAATTTACCTTTTATGAAAATTATTAAATCATTAGGTGGTGGTGAAGAATTAGAAAAACAACCTTCTGAAAGTGAATCAGAATTTCAAGACAGAGTCAATGCAATATTATCTGGATCAGGTAGTATTGGTGGTTTAGGTATGGACCCAGGTGCTGCAAGAGCAATGTATGGGCAAGATAAGATGTTTGATTACGCAGGACTCAATCAATCATTTTTTGATCCAGCTACACAGGGTATAGGATTCAATTTAAACACAGGTGAATTTGGCAAAGGCGCTACAATTGGAAAAGCGGCTTTAACTCCACAAGTTTCTGGAGCTATTGATCGTGTTATGAATCCTAAAAAAGGTGGAGGCGGTGGTGATAGTATGGTTCCGTCAATGCCAGATGGAGGAGATTTAAAACCTAAACCAGAAGAAGATTTACCATATTTTTCTTATCGCAGAAAAATACAACAACCTATGGATTACGATAGTATAATAGCAAGGGCATATCAAGGATCAGATGGACCGTTATTACAGAACTTTCAAGAAGCTTTAGCAGAAGCTAGAGAAAAAGAAGATGAAGGTTTTATAGGTAGACCAGTATTATTTAACAAAGGATTAGCATAATGTTAGATTTTTTATTCGGAACTAAACAAGCAGGACAAGATTCTACTACCCAAATAAGACTTCCAGAGTACATGGAAAAAGCTGCTGAGTCTTTAGTAGCAACTGCAGGTGATGTAGCAAAAGAAGATTTTATACCATACACAGGACCTAGGCTTGCTGGCTTAAGTAGTATGGAAGAGCAAGCAATCAAACAAGCACAAGCACAACGAGGCATTGGACAAACGCAACAAGGTCAAGCATACACAGCAGCGACCGCAGCGGGGGCACCCGCATTGACAAGTGTAGGTGACTACATGACTGACTACAACAAAAACGTAGCAGACATTGCAGCCAGAGAATTAAGAAGACAAAATCAAATAAGTGATCAAGGCATAGCAGCTCAAGCTGCAAGTGCGGGAGCATTTGGTGGTTCACGTCAAGCTATATTAGAGGCAGAAAGCCAAAGAAATTTACAACAAGGTCTAGGTGACCTATATGCAAAAGCACAAGCTGACGCATATAATACTGCTTTATCAGCAGCACAACAAGATAGACAATCCCAATTACAATCAGCTTTAGGTATGTCTACAACAGCTGCTGCTCAACAACAATCGGGTCAAGCAGATATCCAACAGCAAATGGGATTAGGTGGGTTACAGAGAGGAATGGATCAACAAGCTCTCGACTTAGGATACTCTACATTTATGCAAGAAAGAGATTATCCAAAACAACAATTAGGATTCTACTCAGATATTTTAAGAGGAGTTCCAACAGGTGAGACCAGACAATACACAGGTCCAGCAGTACAACAACCAAGCTTATTCTCACAAGCAATGGGTCTTGGTATTCAAGGATTAGGAGTAGCGGCAAACTTAGGTTTCCAACCGTTTGCATAGGAGTTAATATGGCAAAATCATCATATCATCAAAAACTTTATCCACAGTTATACGCACAAAATTTATCACCAGGACAAAGATTAGCTATGACGGGAAGCGGTATTGGTCCTATTTTACTAAGTGAATTAGAACCAGGTGGAAAGTACGGTGGTAAAATTACTTACCCAGGAGCAACTGGTACAGGATTTGATCCATTAGGTTTAATGACCCCTGGTGGTAAAGGCACAGGTTTAGATCTAACAATTCCTGTAAGGACAGAAGAAGAGACTCCTGATAGACCAACAATACCAGGTTCAGGATATCAAGCAGGTGCCGCATATGTGGATGATGATGATAGACCAACAATGCCAGCTACAGGTATGACTATCCCAAGTTCTGCATACATGGATGATGAGGAAGAAGATGAAGAAGGCAGACCAAAAGGTTTGTTTAGTTTTCTTGATGGTGTTGAATTAGATGGTGATGCTTTAATTAAAGCAGGCAGAGCTATAGAAAAAGGCGAAGGTCTTGGTGGTGCTATCGAAGCATACAATGATGAAATGAAAGCTAACCAAGCAGCAGAAGTAGCGAAGCAAGAAAAAGAATACGATAGAGCTAGACAAGAAAGATTAGATGAATTAGATATGGCTGTGCAGCTAACTGAGATTGAATACAAGCAATCGCAAATGACAACAGACGATCAAAAATTAGCAAAAGATGCAGCTATTGCAGAAGCAGCAGCACAAGGTATACCACTAGATAGTAAAGCATTTGCATCAATATTATCTAACAAACTTGATATGATTCTTGAAGGTAAAAAGAAGGAAGGCTATACAGATCTTGCGGGTTTACAAAACGCTCTGATTTTAGATAAGTTCGGTATTCCACAATTTGGAAACCCAATCGATCAAGCAGCACTTAATGCTGCGCAAGGTGGTGGTGGCTTGCAAGGAGGCGGTACTGTAACAATAGATGGTACTCAAAACTCTCCTTTGTACGATACCAAGTAAAGAGTTTAACTCTTGAATACACGCAAGTGTAACAAAAAATTATGGCAGAAGATAAAATAGAATATAAAGCACCTACTGATGCACGTATACAATCTATAATTGATTCTGCAGAAAAATTTGCTGCCCCATCTTTAGCCACTCAACTTTCTCAAATGGAACTTACAGGAGATCCTGTAAGAACAACTTCTCAATCTCAATCTCAAAAAGTAAAATATGTTAAAATAGACGAGGACAATGGTAGTCCTGTCCAAGTAGCAGTTCCTTTTGATTTTACTGATGACGAGATACGCAGCTATTTAAAAAGTCCAGAATTAGAAAAACGTTTTTATGATCAAGGCTTTATCTATAGATATGGTGTTGGTGCAGAACGATACAACAATCCAGATGACTTAAACGATACTTCTTTTATGAAAGGTCTCAAAGGAGGCTGGCATGGTCTTAAGACTATAGGAGCGGGGGCACTCGGAACGATAGCTGATCTAGTCGGATTAGAAGGTTTAGAAAAAGCTACTAATGATGCCATACAAAGATACCAATTAGAAGGTCAAGCCAAGCAATACATCGAAACAGATGATGGTGAGATAATACCATTTAGCACATCCATTGAAGAGATAATGGGTTCTGAAACTAGATTTAAAGATTTTTATAAATGGTTAACTTATAACGTAGGACAAGGTCTTGTCACTACAATTCCAATATTTGCAGCTAGTATTATTAATCCAACTCTTGGTGTAGGTATGGCTTATGGTATGGGTGTTGGTGATTCTAGAATAGCACAACTAGAGGCTACTGATTTTAATGACGTGCATGCTGGTCTATCTTTAGCTGCAGGTTTACCATACGCAGCGGCTGAAAGACTTTTTGGTGCAGGTTATAACGTTGGAAAATTGTTAAAAGATATGGGTGGAAAAGGTGGAGTAGATGCTGTTAACAAAGCTATAAATCAATCTACAAAATCAATCATTGCTAAGTCTATTGGTAAAACATCATTAGGTGAGGCTGTGGCTGAAGGTTCGCAAGAAATAATTACATCAAGTGCTGGTGCTATTGAAGGAGCTATGTATAAAGATCAAAGCATTAAAGCTTCTTTAGCTGACTTATATACAGATAAAAACTTCTGGAAACAAGTAGGTGAATCTGCTGCAGCAGGTGCTGCAGGTGGTGGTCCTTTTGGTATTATAGGTGGTGTGGCTACAAGATCTCAGATAAAAGATATTAAGAATGTAGATCTAGGAGCATCAGGAGAGCAAAAAAATGTTGTAGATGACAATGAAGTCAAAGCAAAGTTTGGTGATGATTATAAAGATTTTACTTTTACAAGAACTGGTTATGGAGAAACTTTAGATAGAAAGGGAAAACCTGTATTAGATAAAGATGGTAATCCTATACCACCTGTATATAAAATTGCTGGTGTATACAATGTAGGTGGTAAGAAAACGTTATTATTAAAAAATACTGTACCAGGTGCAGGTAATACTTTTGAAGAAGTAGACTTTAATAATATTGGTCAATTAAATCCTATAAAGAAATCTGTTAAGACTAAAAAAGAAAAAGGTTTAAATCCTGAAACAGGGGCAGTTATTGATGACACCCCTATATCTGATAAACTTGGTTTCGAACAAATAAATGTAAAACCTTTAACACAAAAGCAAAGACAAAAAGCTATTAAAGTTTTAAAAAGTAGAGGCTATACAGACAATGCTATTGATATGCTAGAAAGCACAGGACCTAGAGCATTGTTAATAGAAGCAGAAAGTCAAGATTCCCAAAACTATATATCACCAGAAGAAACAATAAGACTAGGTGAGTTAGGTTATTTACAAGAAACAACAGACGGCACTTTTACTCCAGAAGTTCCTAGAGGTGGTAGAAAATCTATATACACCGCACAAAAAATAAATGAGATATTAAACAATACTGCTACAGAAAGAGGCACAGGTAAGACAGTTGGCAGAGCTTTACTAGATGATATATTAGAAAACAATGTAGAAAATAAAACTACTAGGGTTGGTAAAGAACAGGTCGGTGTTACACCCGCGGTGCCCCCTCTCAGTCAAGAAGAGATTGTAAATAATTCAGATGAAAAAATAGCTGGTCAATTATCTAAAATAGGTGATGATTTAAGAACTAAAAAACTATCAGACAAACAACGTCAAGATATTGTAGAGGCTAGAGATATATTAAACGAAGCTTCTAGTAATGTCATGTATGAGCCTGCTATTAACAGAAGATATAGAATGGAGAAGTTAGCTAGTAGTATAGGTGCAGGGGGCACGCCAGCCGCAATCACAGGATACGAAAAAGCTATAGAGGGTTTAATAAATAGAAAAGGTATTTCATTAGAAGATCGTGCGCAACAAATAAGCTATTTCCGAAATAGAATATCTGCTGCTCAAAAAGAATTGCGTGACTTTAATGTTTTATATAGTTCTTTTGGTTACAAGCCATTAACACGTGATCAATTAAATAGAATAAAACATCAGTCATTTCCTAATAGAAAAGGCATTGCTGCTATGTATCAAGGTACACCAGAAACTGCTTTGACTAAAGTGGTAGAAGTATGGGAAGCTGATCCTGATGCTAAGACAAAACAAATTAGTGAAAAGCAAAGACTTATAAATGCTAACATGCTTAGCGCCAGAGTAAATCAAACTTTCTTAGGTAATATAAGCAACACTTTCTGGAATATGGATGGAGGTTTTCCTGGCAATAAACCAGCTAATAATTCAGAATTAGCTGTTATGTATATAATGCCTGGAACATTTAATAAATTAGCTTTACAAGAACCTGATTTAACAATGGCAAGACAATTGAAAAGACAAATTGCTTTTGCTAGAGAAAGTGATAATGGTATAACTCCTCCTTACCTAGAATTACTAGTAGACAGACAAGATGGCAAACGCCCTTTAGTTAGTGTATTAAGCCATGAAGGCAGAGGCAGGGCTAATTGGGCTGGCGCTTTAAATCCTCAAAAACCTATTCCTGTTCTGATTAAAGTAACAGAAAAAGGTAAGATGTATAGAAACAGAAAACTTGCAGATGGTGATAGCTTCAAAGAAATAAGAGACGCAGTACTTAGAAATCCTAATACAGTATATGAAAATGAAGCTATGAGAAAGCTAGACGATCTTCCAGAAGATCAAGTAGATTCTTATAATCCTAGAGTATTTGATAAAGGAGAGATCGGTGTTGTAGGATTTATTCATGACACAGACGCAAAATTTGGTCCTATATTTAGAGATGATTATAAATATAATCCATTTAGTATAGACGTAGCTGTGATGAGTATGGTTAATCCTGGTTACACAAAAGAATTTACAAAAGGTTTACCACGAATTTATATGGCTTTACGTAATGAGTTAGACAGATTAGGTTTATCATATGTAAATTTAAGTATTGTTAATAGATGGTTAGATAATTCTAGAGCCAAAGGTAAGTTTACAGTACATCGCGATGTTATAACAGAAGCTATAAACATGACGAAGCCTCAAATAATATCAGTATTAAATAGTCCTAAAGGTGAATACGGTGGATTAAAAACTACTATGAACTCACAGATGGCTACTTTAAGACATGAAGCTATGCATGCTATGTTCCAAAGTGGTTTCTTTACAGACAAAGAAATGAAGATGTTAAAAGATTATTCTAAAAAAGTCTGGGTAAAAAAATATAATATCAAAGAAACTTATGCTGGTCAACCAAATGCTTCAGAAGAGTTATATATAGAAGAAGGTATAACATTTGCTTTTGCAGATTACATGGCGAACAAATACGCTGCTAAAGGTTTACTGGCTCAGGTCTTTGAAAGAATGAAAGCTTACTTGATGGCATTTGGTAATGCTATGAGAGGATTAGGATTTACTACAGGCAATGAGATATTCAATCAAATAGACCAAGGTATGTATGCAGATAGAGTTGCAGAATATAAAAGGTTGCAACAAAATAATATACGTTTAAATAACAGTATATTAGCTAAACAATATGGTAAAGCAAAAATGGAAACACAAGCTACATTAGCTTTCGGTAGTTTATCTGATGCCCCTATAAGTCAATCTAATTATAAAAACAGTTTAGAATATATTGACGAACCTTCGTCTCCAGATATAGATGCGTATATACCAGGAAATAGACAAACCCTGAGAAAAGAATTTAGGGAAATGCAGAATGATATTAAGTCAGAAGCTAACGAAGAGGCGCGTGGTGTAACTAGTGAAAAAGGTTTGGGTACTCTTGGTAGAATATTTTCTCATGCAAGAATATGGGCAAAGAAGTATCCAATATTTGAAAGACTATATACTGCAGTTCATTTAAGAGATCAAAAGACTAGACAATTACAAAGTGAATTTTTAAGTAAATTACAAACATATTTAAAAGTTATGCGTAATCCAACTGCCGCAGGTTTATTAACCAAAGCTATGGAAATATCACAACAAGTTCCAGGTAGATACAGAAAGAAAGAAAATGAAACTCAAATTGTTTTTATTGCTGAGCGTGATGGTGATGGCGCAGATAGTACAGTAAAAGCTGGTGATGTTGTAATATTAGATGGTGAAGTGGCTGATGCTTATGAAAGTGCAATGGAAGCAGTGCAACTTATGCATTTAGAAATTGTTAGAGGATTATTAGGAAACGAAGTATCAAAGAACAAACTTGATGAAGCAATAAGTTTTATAACAGGCAATGCTGGAATAAACATGGGCATTGCTTTAGATGAAAAAATATTTTTAGATGGTACTAAATCTATTTCAGAATTAACTGATAAAGATTATGAAAATTTAACTTATGAAGATATAGCTCGTTTAACTACAGCTGTACAAAATTTACAAGAAGTTATTGCTGACAACCCAGAATTTTTAGCTAACCAAGGTATCACTGCGGAACGAGCTACTATATTAAATTCTGAAATAGCTACAATATTAGGCAAACCCGATGAAGAGGGGGCACCTGGGGCAGGATTACTTGCCTTAACTGCCGAGCTTAAGAAGTATGATGACTTTAAGAAGACAGACTACGTTCCTCTGCAAAGACATGGTAGTCATTATATTGTAGTAAAAGACAAAGACGGCAAAGTTATTGAATATAGAATGTTTGAAAAGCGAAAGTATTCTATAACTACTTTAGATGAAGAAAAAGATGTAAGAGCTTCGTTGGAAGCTAAGTATCGTAACAACCCAGATGTGACAATATCTGAAACTAAAGAAGTGGACATACAAGAATTACGTGCTAATGTGCAAGCAGATTTAGCTACTATAGATTTTGCATCAGGTATGTTATCTGATACCAACAAAGCGATATTTAAAGAAGTAAGAAAAGAAATAGATAATATTTTAGAAAAAGGCGCAAATATGAAAGATGGTAAGCTTGGTGGGTTTAATGTTTTTGTAACACCTCGTAAGCAACAAGGTGGTGTTCCAGGATTTAGCACAGACTTTACAAGATCATTAACTCAATATGGTATAGCCGCCAGTAGTTTTGCAGCAGGTAATAGATTTAATCCTAGCATTGCCGAAGCATTTAATAATACTCAAAAGGCGGATACAAATCCAGACGCTACTTTACGAAAAGCTTCGAAAGAATGGTGGGAATATGTGCAAGATCCTAAGCATGAGCTAGCAGGTTTAAGAAGATTAGGTTTCTGGTATTACCTAGGAGGTAACGTATCTTCAGCTTTACTACAGTTAATGAGTGTCGTGCAGTTTAGTGGTCCTATATTAAGTACCATATCTGGTAAGAGACAGTCCGCTGCATTTGAATTAACTAGAGCATTTAAAGATGTTATGAAAATGTTAAATTATGGTGGTAGAAGATATGAAGATGTATTTATAGATTTTGATAAATTACCAAATGACGTAAAAGATGATGCCATTGCTGATGTATTTTCAGGTGTAATAAAACAAGGTATGGCGATGCATGAAGCTGGTATACCTCAAGGTCGTGGTGCTGTTAGTAGAAATCAAATACTGCAAAGAAATATAAGAACATTTGAAAATACAGTTATTGGTGGTATTTTTAATACAATGGAAACAGTAGCAAGATTGACTGCTTACATTGCTACACATAGAATGATGCAAAAAACTGATGCTATGGAAAACGCTGTAAACTTTTTCAAAGGTGATGCTGATTTCCAATCAGCTTTGAAAAGAAACAATGGTGTGGCTACACCTAGAATGGTGGCTACTCAAATGATTGAAGAAACTTTTGGTGTTTATGGTAAAATAAATAGACCTAAATACATGAGAGGTTGGGGTTCTGTATTTTTCTTATTCCAAACTTATATAAGTCAGATGTTTAGTTTAATGGCTAGACTAGCTACACGAAATGGTGCAGCAGGTAAGGTTGCTTTGTCTAAGATATTAATAATGATAGCTATAACTGGTGGATTGTTAGGATTACCTGGTATGGATGAAGTGGCTTGGTTAAGAGATCTAATGCGTAAAAGTGT